CCTTCACGGCGACACTGGAAGTCATTTTGCTGTTGGTGGTGACGTTGGGCCGCCAGTCCTTGACATAGCCGCTGAAGGTGGTCGTCTTGCTGTCGCTGTAGGTGATCTTCCAGGTCGCCACGTTGCCATTTCCACGGAGTGTGGTCAGGCTCTGGTGGGTAGCGTTGCTGGGGTCCCAGTTGATTGTGAAGTTCACGTCGGCCCCATCATCCAGGCCCGCGATGAACTCTTTCGACGTGCTCGCCAGATGGGTCGTCTCGATGTCATCGGTCGGCCCACCGGGACCGTCGATGTCGACAACCTCAAAGACTGCGGTGTAGGAAGAGCCACCCGCAGGATCAACGGAGAGCGTACAGACGTTGGTTGAAACGGCCATTCATTTGCACCAACCCTCCACGCCAGGGTGTCACACATTGTTTGGCGGCAGGCCGTGCGGCGTGACTCGCACAATTCGGGAGCTACCCTAGCCTGCCAGGAGTGAACTACGAAAACGTCGGTACGGATTCCTCGTAAGTGATCTGAACGTCAACGGCAACTTGATACGTCCAACTGTCGGAGCCATCTTTCGGGTCGCTGGGAATCTCCTGTTCGCCCTCGATGGCGCACCAGTGAATCGTCGAGTCTCCCATCGTCGTGTTGGCCAAACCGTTGAACGCATCCCGAACTGTTTGGGCTACCTGCTGGGCTTGAACTGCGGAGTTTCCAAAACAACTAAACTGATACTGACTGTCTACGACTCCCGAGGCCCCGGTCAGGTGGTAATCCCGCGGCCCAAGTATCTGGTGATAAATGATATGTGGCCCCGTTCGGGATGTTCCTTGCGGCGCGTTGCCGGCGAAAATGTTCTGCCCCACCAGGGCGAACACTGCCGGGCGGCCGGCGAGGTACGATCTCAGGTCGCCGAGGAAGCTCATCTTTGGAGACCTGCGGCAATTGTTCTTTTGACAGCCTCTATGCTCTTGACCCTATTTTCGTGGAACGCTGGCCTGAGAAACGGCTGAGGCGCAACATACAGACCCCCCTTGGCCGCATCGTATTTTCCAAACTCAACCCAACGGGCAACCTCACCTCTCTTCTTAGTGAACACACCAACCTTTGCAACTGTGGTTCCCGGTCGTCCGCGTCCACCGACCCTAATACGAATCTGTCCCTCTAACTTTCCAGTGTCGATCGGTGCCTTTGATCTTGCAGCTTCTCTCACCGGCTCCTGCCCCGCTTTGGCAGCTTCACGAGCTAACTTCCTCGCAACCCTGCGGTCAAGCTGCTGAAACTTTCGCATCAGTTTCTCAACGCCGTAAACCGTAGCCATCAAACCACCTCTTTACACTGCAACTGCAATTCCCGGTCCCGCTCCATCACGTTCATTCGATACAGCACATCGAGCCGTCGGCCACCCAGTTTCAAGTAATCCGTCGGCTGTAAGTCGGCCGCCGATTCGTAGCGGACCTTAATCAGGTGCGTCAGTTCCGCATTCTGCTGCTTGGCTTCCTGGTACTCTTTGCCGGACTGCGGAGCCACGTCGGCCCATATCCGGCGGATTCGCGTTGCCTTGACTTTCGGATGCCCCCCCTCGTCAATCTCGTTGGTGATTGGCACGTCCCGCCAGATTTCCAGTCGGTTTCGCAGTCGGCCGGCTCTCATTACACAAACCCATAATCATTGGCCCCCAACAAACTCTTCACAGCCATCGGTACTTCAGCCACGATGGTTCCCGTGATAATCGCCTCCCGGTTCTCGTAGTTCTGCGCCACCAATAGCCGAATCGCGTGTTTGATACTCGCCGGCACCAGGGCCACCGACGCATAGCCGGCGACGAAGGTAATCCGTACGGCGTTCTGCATTCGCACCCCGCTGGTTTCGATGTACGTCTCCGGCCAACTGTCCAGGATGGGCACCAAGTAGCCAGGCTGTTCGGTGCTGGTGTGCGTTGTAAAGTCGGTATCCTCTACCAGCGTCTGGCTGGCGTTGTCGATGTCCGCATACGCCACCGTCGTAATGCTCGACAGCGGCGGTCGCGGTAGTTCTAAAGGCTGTATCCCCGGAGGAAAACGGTCCAGGTCCAATCGGTAGGTGGTTGCTACAAACGTCCGCCAGCCGGGTATCAGCCGTTCGCATTGCTGCGTCGCGGCCTTGATGTACTCGGCAAGTAGTCCGTCCTCATCGTCATGGTCGATTCGCAGATGAGCCTTGATGTTCTCCAGGCTCACCGGGTATTCGGTGGCCGGGGTTACGGTGGTGAGGTTCCAGCTAGGCACACTTCACACCCTCTTTTTCGCCGACAAACAATTGACCGTGCTCTTCCAGCCATGCTTCGGTCAATCGCAGGTCGTCTTCATTGTGGATGTCCACACACCCGTTGTTTTCCAAATAGGCGATGGATTGACCCATGAACGACCAGGGGGGTTGTCCCGCGGGTGGAAAGCACCGCTCTACGTCCAGCACCCACACGGAATGATCGAGGATGAAATTGCGCGGCAACTGCTGGCGGTTGGTTCCCGCCTCGCAAGGGATGCGGGTCCAGGGCGTGAGGAAGTTTCCCTCCGCTCGCTTGACCCGCCAGGGATGCACGTTGTTGTCAAAGCTGCCGGTGACGACCGAATCGCAACACAGCTCATCTAGCTTGCGGATCGCCAGGTCGATGATGCCCGGCTTGTGCGTGGCGCAATTGGCCGCCACGACGACGAGCACCCGGCAGTCTCCGATATGCTCCAGGGCGTGTTGCAGCGCGTCGACAATCTGAGCCTTGGCCGTGCAGAGTTCCTTGGGTCGGCGAATCCACTCCGTACCAGACTCTTCGGCGGTAGCACCCAGAACCGGGTCATCCGTCGAGCAAAAGTGCTTGTCGATGCGGCCAGACTTGCGGGCCGCCTGAATCGCGTACCAGCAGACAGAATGGCCACCCACCCACCACAAATGTTTGCGGTGCAGTTCGTCGCCGCCACGCCCTACTACGAGCGATGCAATCATTGAACCGTGATCCTGAAAGAACCCACTTTGGCGCTGCCTCCGTTGGCAACGACGATCTTCACGCGGTCATTGGCCAACACGATAGGCACCGACGGCAGCCCCGTGGCAACCGTGGTGCCGTAAGTCAACTGAGTGCCCGTCAGACCGTGCGTTGGTTGACGCGGGGCCAACGTCAACGAGGCCCCGCCGATTTCCGTCGTCGAGTAAATCGCCTGGCCGGTCGCTTCGGCCGTGACCGTCACGTCGCCTGCGGTGCTCAGTTCGGTCGCCGTGCTGCCAGAGTGGACGTATTGGAGATTGATGATCGAGCCCGTTAGGGGAGACAGGTCGCTTCCCGTACTGCTGGGCAGGTAGACCGTCGCCGCGCCTCCGGTGGAGGTGGTGATGCTTACGGATTCACGTCGGGCGTAGCTCATGTCATGCCCTTCCAATATCCAAGCTCACCAACGCGCCCCTTGGCGAAACAAAGGTTCTGCTTGGCCTCTTCAAACTTCCGCTCCCACTCTTCAATCTGGGCCGTGGCTTCCTTCTGACGTTTTTTCCACAGGTGGTGGAGAGCCCCGGCTGTCTCGTATCCGTAAAGCTGCCCGCACTTGAGCAGGTCGGATTGTGCTGGAATCACCAGCTCGATTCCTCGCCCGTAAGCAACTCCCAAAAACCATTCGCAACTGGGGCGCTGGTGGGCGTACTCGCTAAACCCGCCAGCATCCTGCACCGCCATGTCTACGCCGAAAATGCCAATCGCCTCCGGCTCCTGCAACAGGGCGAAGGCGACCATGTAACTGATCGTGTTGGTGAAATACCTATTGAACTCTCGCGTCACCTCCGCCAGCGGATAGCGGACGCTGGAAGGTATTTCCCCGTACACGTCCTGCATGTAAATCGGCTTGCCGTGGTCGGTTCGCAGCCACTCTTCATAGCCGCCCTGTTTGTATTGCTCCTCCTGGACTCGTAGTTGCCAATCGTGAATCTCAAACCAGCGATCCCACCTTGGAATCACCATATAGAGATTCGAGCAACCCCAAATCTCCCAGGACTCATCGCCGTAAGGTGCCATGTCTCGGGTGCTCGGGGCACTGCCGACTATGGCAATCTTCTTGCGGCCTTCACGCGCGGCCGTTGGTTCGTTTGTCACGCCCGAAAACTCCCTTATGTGGTGGTGAAGGCGACCGTGCCGACGTTGCTCATTACCAGCCATCGCGTGGCTGAGAGGCCAACAATAGTGATGGCGTCGCCCGCAGCGTTGAACGTGGCGTATCGCTTGGAACCGTCGAAAGTAATTCCCGCTCCGGCGTCGACTACCTGGAGAGCATCGGTGGCACCTGCGGTGCAAAACAGATGCGTTGCCGAGGTGCCGACTGCGGGAGCGCCGAGAAGATACGTTGCCGCCGCCGTGCTGCCGAAGGTGATGATGCTGTTAACATCCCCCGTGGTCGCGGTACTGCCGGCAA